GGGCTATCCCAGTCAATTTTGCTATTATAGAACTATTTGCGTGATCTACCTTTGACTAGTTCCGAAGTAGTTAAACTTCGTGACCGGCCAGAGACAGTCAGCCCATCCATATGTCAGCCGTGTCCTGTATGGAACAGGATACTCAGTTCCTATATCGCTGATGGCGTTTCCCTTACGGGATATACCACGCAACGAATCATGTAGGTGATACCAATCACCAGATCCGGGGATAAAAGTATCCCCAGTAACATGACGACAGGGAACGCGATGCTGGTGAGTCTTATTGCAAAAACGCAATTTTGGCTCATTCAACATCAACCAACCCAGGTCGTGCTCAACATATTCCATTAGACCCGAAGCATCAGGATTGTTGCACAAAGGCAACCGTCCATAACGCCTCGAGACATAGGAATACAAGAGCGAGGAACAACGTTCAAACTTCTGTAAGCGAAGGCGTTTAGCCAGGCTTACGGTTGCAAGAGCGTCTTGAGGGGTGTCAACACTTATCTTCTTCATACGAAGGGGCGTAACATCAATGCCATTATAGGCATCAACGCCGCAGGACTCTCGGAAGAGTCCTCGGTAGAACGTCTTTGCAACATTAGGCACACAGCCTATTGAAGCTAGGGCGGCTACCACACCGTCGTAGTATATTGAAGGAAACAGTATGTCATCACCAAAGACATAGATATCATCACAGCTCACGCCATAACGAGATCGTATGCCAGCTTGAACCACGCTAAAGAAGACAAGGCTCTGAACAGGGAATGTTAAACAGTTCCCCATAGGAGCCCACTTCTCTAGCACCATGACCCGTCCATCTAGTAGCTTGACCTTATTGGCACGAGCACAGCTTATAATGTTATACACGTAGTCACCGAAAAGGTAACGAACGAGTTCACATGATATTCTGTCGCTAGCTTCCTTTAGATCGAGCGTCGCAAGACGCCCAGTCGATGAGGAAGACATAGCAAGCTTTCCGTTTACAGTTTGATCTGTAAAGTTAATACGTCCCCTTGTTATAGGGGACGCATTGATAGCCGCCTCAAGCTTCAGTCGTTGACCTTGCTGTATCCATATTGCCTCCTTTGGATGAACGCATATTATGCGTGGTCCTCGGGAGTCTTTAGGCACTGCAACAAGTTTAGCGATAATATCGTCCGATTCTTTGATCCTACCCGAACGTTCATATACCATGATATCTTCCCAAAAACTGGGAAGCGACCATAGATATTGATCATATGGATATTCTCTCTGAATCGAACTATACAATGTAAGGAAACGAGTTTTCTCATCTGGATTACATGGGGGATAAACTGCCCCAGGTCCATGATTAGGCTCTATTTCCTTCCAGTCGATCCGGTAAATAACCCGGCCGACGATTCGACGAGCTGATCGCAGTAGGGTAGTAGGAACGGTGCCTTTAAAAGCACTAGTCCACACACCACAGCTGCTATCAGTTTCTTCAAACGAGGCTTGCGCCTCTTTGAGTTGTTCATGTGTTGGTTCATACTCGGCTTTATAGCAGAACAGAAGCGCTTGTCTTACCAAACGAAGAAGACGTCCATCCTTTTTAAGGATAAACGCGTCCCAGAGTGGTTTTAACCACTCGGGGAACACGGGCTGTTCAAGCTCGCGACCTTCGATATAGGCAAGACAATGCTTCTCTAGCTTAGGCCCTTCTTTAAGGACCCACTCATACGTTATCTCATCAGGAGCACCAAGTGGTAGCCCCGAAAGATCTCGGATGTCTGCTAGCAGGCGATCATATGCATCAATTAGCATGCTCATATGAATATTCATAACGTCTGGTTGCTTGTGGTTCTCAATTCACCCTATAGACTACCTTACGGTTATCTACAGTGGTTGCAATGAGGCCCAACTGGTCTGGATCGAAGTCTGAACTACGAGCGAACTCGATCATAGCGTTGGAACACTTGTCCCAATCACTATGATGTAACGAGAACGGTATGTAGGCACAGACTTCTACTTTCGCATAGTACCCCTTGTCTATGGTAATGTGGTCTTTAAGACCCAATTCTGATAGAAACCGTCTGCTCTCATGCAGACAGAAACTATCAGTACCATAGTCTTCGAGGAAACTACGCGGAACGACTAACGCTCTATTAATGATAACATTCATGTATATACTTGTTTGTTGTCACTTCAAGAGCGATAGGCTCCAGAAGCAACTGTTGTTGCTTTAACGATATAATGGATGATACTTCAGGATAAGGAGCTTATTGTTCCTTATTAACGAAGATCTCATCCATAAGATCGAGGCCAGTATCATCTTCTTGAAGCGTGTTAATCAGACACTCGACAGCCGCAAGGATGTCGGTGCTGGTAACAGCAGCGTCAAT